CGAGGGCGGAGAGTGGGACCAATCGAAGCATCCGCGCGTCCCCGCCGAATTGCCCGGCGGCGGCCCGTGCGCAAAGGCAACATCCTGAATTATGGCCACTTAGCTCACGGTGAGAACCGCAGGATTGGCAGCGGCAAACCCCTCAGCGCTGCTTTCGCGTATCGCCCCGGTCATCAGCGGCAGAAGATCGTAGGGATGCGTGAATTTCTCATCGAAGCAGCGATAGCGCCGCGCGTCAAAAATACGGCGGAGCCAGTCAATAACTAGTATATGGCGATCCGACTTTCGCAGATCCGGATGATAAGTGAGCCAAATATCGAGTCTGTGCGTCATGCCAACATCGATCGGAACAAGCTTTGCGCCGAGCGCGAGCGCGTAATTCGGCAGCATCCCGATGCCCGCACCACGCTCGACAGCATAGAGGACGGCCGAACTTGTGTTCGTCCTTACACCGACCACACCTTCTAAGCTTGGGACGCCAAGTGCACGCTCGTAAGCGCCCTCGCCGATGAGCGGGGAAATGAGCTGAACTAATCTGTGCTGTTTCAATTCGCTCAAAGCTTTTGGCAGGCCAAATGTTTCTTTGTACGCTTCGGAAGCAAATGGATAGCTGTGCAAATACCCAAGCTGGACGGCGATCAGATCCGGGCGCTCCGGCCGCTGGAATTGAATCGAGATATCGGCCTGCAGCCGGCCGATATCGGTAAATTCCATCGTCTGTTGCAGCTCGATCGTCAGGAAGCGGTTTGTCTTTTGGAACTCGAGCAGCTTGGGCAACACCCAATAGGTGCCAAGGCCTTCGGTTATCGCGACTCGGACCAGGCCCCGGATTCCGTCCGAAGCAACCTGCATCCGGCGCACAATATCGAATGTCTCCCGCTCTATGGCCCGGGCGTGATCGAGAATCGTGTTGCCCTCGGGTGTCACGGAGACACCATCGGTGTGGCGCACAAAAAGACGGCACCCGACGAGTTGCTCAAGCCGTTCGATCCTGCGGACGATTGTCGCGGAATTGATCTTCAGAATTTTGGCTGCCTTGCGGAAGCTGCTCTGGTCGGCGCTCGCAAGAAAGATCCGCAGATCGTCCCATGACAGGGACTGAACGACGTCGAAGACTTCGCGGCGCCCCTTTGCGCCGCTCGTGAGCGGAGTTTTAGCCATGACTTTGGTTACCGGAGCGAGCGCCACCCAAGACGTTACGGCAAATATTAACCATTACCATTCCGGATACCAGAGGCAAGGCCGGCTTCAGCGTAAATCATCGCTGACCGGCGGGCCGCGCGTATTGGGCCTCGAAAATCTGCCGGACAATCACAGGTTTTCAGCTGGGCCGGCTGCCGAAGACGAACTCCCCCATCTCGGGGCCATGATGGCTCGCCATATTCCTGGCCTGCGAGCGAGCCAAGCGGCATTCGAGGAGGTGCACCGATACTCCCAAAGCATTCTGTCCATTAGAGGAAAATCCGGTCTTGCCGGCTGCTTTGCCGCGCTGCTCCTCAACTCCGAGGGGCTAGCACGGCTCCTTCACGGCTGCTTGCCAGTCGCCGCGCCTCCTCCTTCGCTGCTGGTCCGGCCAGAGGAGGCCGCCGCAGGGATCTATATCTGGGCACTCTGCTTTCCCGGACTGGCGGCCGGGGCAGCAGCCCTCATCATGCAGTGGCTCAACCAGCCGTTGTATGCTGGCGCCGACATCTATGCCCGCGCGGCAACGGCGCGAGGGGAGGCATTCCTCGTCCGGACCGGATTCTGTCCCCTCGAGGACGCTGACAAAAGCTCACTGTGGGCGTATCGCCGCCGCTCGCTCGGCGCGCTGATGCCGGAACTCGCTAGTCCGGCGGATTTTGTTCAGCCCTTCGAGAAAAATCCGCAGAGTGCAGATCAATTCCACTAGGCCGCGTCCTCAACCACCTGCTGCTTCACAAGCGCGCGCAATTCTGAAGGACAACGAAATGTCTAAGGTACATCATTCCGGCGCGCCGGCTGCAAATGATACCGCCCCCGAGCCCAGGCGGCATCCCGAAATCAGGGTCGCGCGAGGATTTGACGACCTTCTCATGGTTTTTTCAATCCGCGCGTCGGTTTATATGGCGGAGCAGGATTGTCCTTACGGAGAAGAGTTCGACGGCAACGACCATTGTGCAACACATTTCCTCGGTCTCATCGACGGTGAGCCAGCAGGATGTTTGCGCGTCCGATTTTTCGGCGGCTTTGCCAAGATCGAGCGGCTTGCCGTACGCAAACGCTACCGCAGCTCTAGTCTCGCGTTCGATCTTGTGCGGGCTGGAATCGCCCATGCACGGCGGAAAGGGTTTAAGCGCCTATATGGCCATTCGCGCCAAGGTTTGGATTCCTTTTGGAGGCGATTTGGCGCAAAGCCGATCCCGGGCCGCGGCCCATTTGTATTCTCTGATTACCGCTATACCGAAATGATGCTCGACGTCGACTCCCCCGAAAATCAAATTTCGCTCGAGAGCGGCCCAATGGTGATTCTGCGTCCTGAAGGCGATTGGGACCGTCCTGGAATTTTGGAGTTCTCCAGCCTACGCAAACCGAGAGCGCCGGTCAGCAATTGTGTGTCAGAGATCCGGGGTGCAAACGGGCCAGACGCTCTCTGAGTCTTGGATTTTAATTTGAATTACTCTGCTCAGACGCTGTTTTACCAGAGCCAAGGAATGCATCGGAACATCAGTTTCACTTTCAGGAGTAGCTATGCCAGCGCTGCGTATGTTCATTCCAATAACTAAGGTCGATGCGGCGCAGCGCCTTGTGTACGGCGTTGCCACCGCAGAAATAGAGGATCGCGCGGGGGAAATCTGCGACTATGCCTCGACCAAACCCTTTTATCAGAAGTGGTCAGAGGAGATCGCGAGATCGAGCGGCGGAAAATCTCTCGGCAATCTCCGCGCGATGCACGGCCCCGTCGCCGCTGGTAAAATAACGGCCATTAACTTTAATGACGAAGCAAAGCAGATTGAAATCTGCGCGAAGGTCGTCGACGACGGCGAATGGGTAAAGGTGCAAGAGGGCGTTTATACCGGTTTTTCACAAGGCGGCACTTACGAGCGGCGCTGGACCGATGCTGACGGCCGCAGCCGGTATACCGCCGCGCCAAACGAAATCTCGCTTGTCGACTTGCCCTGCTTGCCACAAGCGATGTTTGAAATGATTAAGGCTGATGGCACCAGGGAGAAGCGGCATTTCAGAAGTCCGGAAGAGAAAGCTGCCCGGCTTGCGCGCATCATCGAGGATTTGGGCTGGCTGCATAATTTACCTTTCGCGGACGAAACAAACGAACGTGATGACGATCAGGCAACGGCCGAATTGCGCGAGCTTGCTGGCCGAATGGCGGCGATTTTACGGGCTGCCATGAATGTCAGTCCGCCAGACGCCGCACAGGGCGCGCAGCCTCGCAAATTTTATGGCGGGAGGCTAAAAGCGGCCCCGGGCCGGCGATCGCCGATCTGCAAAGCCGGTGAGAAGACGAATGCGTCCGATGAAGCAATAATTCAGCAGCTCCATGACTCCGCGGTTGTCCTAGGCGCGAGCTGTGGGTCAGGCAAAGCTGCAAAAGGCGCCATTGAGAAGCGGTTCGATATGCTCGCCGAAACTCTTGCAGATGTGCTGCAGCGAGTGAGGAAAATCGAGGAGCAGCCGCTTCCGTTGCCTTTCCTGGGCCCTGCCAGGGCAATCTCGAAAGCCGAAGACGGCAACGATACTGACCCTAATAGTAGCATAGAGGAATTGCTCTCAAGACCAGAAGCTCTCTCAGTTCTCGCCATCAAACTGGCCCAACGAAAAGGCCGGTAGACCAGCTCTGACCTCATATTTTTTCGACGGCTCTTCAATTTTGGCGTTCTGACACGCCGGGTCCAGGATTCGATTCACCATTTTCCACCAACGCCCTTCTGTGGCAGGAGCAACATATGACGATTCAGACCGATGTTCAGGATATTCTGGACCGGCTTAAGACCGCGCAAGGAAAACCGCTCGGGGATCCACGGTTCAAGAGCCTCCTCGGGCTCGAAAAAAGCACGTTTTCAGAAAATCCAAGTGCCACATCCGGCCTTACCTTCTATGACCTCGAACTCGGCGCCAAGTTCCTTTATCCGGTCTTGACGCCGCTGCGGAACATGATCCCGCGCGTTTCGGGTAGAGGCGGCATTCAGGCTTCTTGGCGCGCGATCACGGCGGTCAATACGACCGGTCTGCGCTTTGGCGTCTCTGCGGCGAATCGCGGCGGCGTGATGGCTGTGAAGACGCAAGATTACACCGCCAATTACAAAGGCATTGGCATCGAGACGAGCGTCGATTTCGAAGCGCAATATGCCGGCCAGGAATTCGATGATATCCGCGCGCTTGCCGCAAAAACTGGGCTAGAGGCCTTAATGCTTGGCGAGGAGGCCATGATCCTCGGCGGCTGCGCTTCACTCCCGTTAGGCACGACCCCGCAACCAACGCTAGCGGCGTCGTCTACTGGGGGCACATTAACGGCTCAAACCTGGTCTGTGATTTGCGCCGCACTGACGCTTGATGGCGTGATGAACGGAAGCATTGCCGGCGGCGTCCAGGGCCAGATCACGCGCACCAATGCCGACGGCTCACAGGATCAGTTCGGCGGCGGCGTTGCCAAGAAGAGTGCAAATTCTACCGTGCCAACAACAGGCAGCACCGGATCGATCACCGCAAGCGTCACTCCGGTGCCTGGCGCCCTTGGCTATGCTTGGTTTTGGGGTGCTCCTGGCTCGGAACTCCTTGGCGCTATTACGGGCATTAACTCTGTGGTGATTACCGCGGCCGCGGGTGGCACTCAGAATGCGTCCAGCTTGGGCACTGGCGACAACTCAACGAATCCCCTAGCGTTTGATGGTCTCATCTACCAAGCGCTGATCCCCAATTCTGGATCATACACCTATACAATGCCTTCCGGGAGCCCGGGGGTTGGCACGCCTCTTACGTCGGATAGTGCGGGCGGCATTATCGAAATTGATACCGCCTTGAAGTTTATGTGGGACACTTACCGGCTTTCTCCCGACACCATGTGGGTCAACTCGCAAGAGGCCTTGAACATCTCGCGGAAAATTCTCTCGGGCTCCCAAACTGCCGCCCAGCGCTTCATTTTCGAGTCTTCTCAGGAGATGATTGGCGGCGGCATTATGGTCCGCACCTATCTCAATCGATTCTCAATGCAGGGCGGCAGCGTTGTCGATGTCAGGGTCCATCCCAATATGCCGGCGGGCACCATCTTAATGACCGCTAAATCCCTGCCCTATCCGCTCGCGGGCGTAGGCAATGTCATGCAGATCAGGACGCGCCAAGATTATTACCAGATCGAATGGCCGCTCCGGACCCGGCGCTACGAATATGGGGTCTATGCCGACGAGGTGCTGCAGCATTATTTCCCGCCGTCAATGGCGCTGATCACCAATATTGGCAACGGCTAATCCTGGCTTAAGGCACGCGGGAGTTCCTGGCTGACCCTCTGCCGCTGACTTCGAACCCGGCGAGCTCATCGCAAGCTCGCCGGCGTAATCCCTCATTTCGCAGCTCAGAGAAAGAGCTTCATGCCGTCGAATGCGCCGCAGACAGCTTATTTAAGTCTGCCCGGTGCCGGGGGCCTTCTCAATCAGCATGCCCGGCGATGGCGCACCACTGAAGAGAAATGGGCAGGCCGCGTACTGGCTTCCTGCAACCCAGACTGCCAAGCGCATTAGCCGGACAGATAGGGACGCTGAACATGGCCTCACCTTTTGATCTCGTCAACCTTGCTAATCTCAAAAGCTGGCTTGACATCACTGGAGCCGAGGATGATCTCCTCTTAGCACAGTTGATTTCGCAAATCAGCCGCGCGATTCTCAACATTCTCGAAAGACCCGCTATCTTGCCTTCGACTTATACCGAGACTTACGATGGCGGCGGTGAGGCCTCAATTGTGCTGCGTCAATGGCCGGTCAACGATGTCATTTCCTGCGCAATCGACGGAGTTCTGATCCCTCCAGCGCCGCCCTTATTTGGCGGAAACGCCGCGCAGCCTGGCTATTTTCTCGACCCTAGCGATTCTGCGCCCCCCGGAGCCATGCAGCGGCTTTCACTGCGAGGCCGCGTTTTTACAGGCGGCATTCAGAATGTCGTTGTCTCCTATGCGGCTGGCTACCAAATCACGAATGAGAACGCCGCTGTTCCTGCCTCCCCGCCTTATACCATTCAGGCGCAGTGTCCCTACGGGGCTTGGGCAAGCGATGTGGGCGTTGTTTATGCCAGCGGCCAGCCCCTCACCGGAGTCCAAGCAAGCCCGGCTGCGGCTCAGTACTCGGTTACAAGTGGCCTATATAGTTTCTCTCAGGCAGATGCAGGCACAGCAGTCTCTTTGGCCTATGGCTACGTCCCTTATGATCTTGCACTATCTTGCATGGACTGGATTGCCGATCGTTATGCTTACCGGTCAAGGATCGGTCAACGCACAAAATCGCTCGGGGGACAGGAGACACTGGCGTTTATCGTGAAAGATATTCCGGACTTTGTGAGAACTGCTCTGTCGCCCTACCGGCGGGTTTTCATGCCATGATGGTGGCCGAATTTGATGCGCGCTCTTTGCAAGATGCTCTCTGTGCTGCGGTCGAATCCGTCCGCAGCCGGCTCGATGTTCGCATCCGGCAAAAGCTTTCTGGTGAGATCCTTCAGGCCCGTTTCGGTGCTATAGCAGCTTCGGTGTCATCTTCTGTCGATCAGAAGGATGCAGAAACCAGCATTACCTATTCGAGCACCAACCTGCCCTATGCCGAAATCCAAGAATTCGGTGGCAAAACCGCCGCTCATGAAATTCTTGCTCAAAGGGCCAGAGCTCTCGCATTTGCTGCGAGCAGCGATCAGATTTTTGCGAGGCGCGTGCAACACCCAGGTTCCGTCGTACCCTCACGCTCCTATTTTCGAAGCTCGCTGACCGAATCACAAGATGAGCTGATTTCGAACCTCAAGCAGGCCATTCTGAACGCGCTCATGCAAGATTAAGTGCACGACTCTGCAGATTACCGGTCTGGCACACCGATGTCTTTTGCCTATCAATGATTTTTGAGAAGGAGGGAAAATGCCGGGGACTTCCCGCGAGAGTGCAATTGCTGCGCTGCTCGGTGTTCTCGCCGGTGCGTATCCTTGGAAGCTCGGGCCATCAAGACGCCTTAAACTCTGGAACGACGTCCCTGCGAGCAGCAGGCCCGCTTGTTTCCTCTTTGAGGGTGGCCAGGACACTTATTCTTGGACAGAGGGCGCTGTTCCTAAGCGGGTGATCGATATCAAACTGTTCGTTTATTTAAACGCCAAGGATCCCAGCATCACTGGCGGTCTACTGCTCAATACGGTCATGGATGCACTCGATTCGGCATTCGCGATCAAAGGGACGGATGCCCTCACCGGACGAAATACGCTTGGGGGGACCGTTTATAGCTGCCGGATAGAAGGCAAGGTCTTGAAGGATCCGGGCGATATCGACGGCGACGCATTATTGATTGCGCCGGTTAAACTAGTGCTCGCATAATCAGCCGGACGGGTCGGTCCAGCTCACAAGCTGAAGGCCGCGCAATAGCATTATCTCTGCTGCCGGTTCCCTCACTATTTCAGGGCCGTTTTGGCACAATCAAATTGGAGACGCTACCACATGTATAGCTTTGGCTCCGGTGTTCTACTTGGGACTCGCACCGATATCCCGAACGCGACGCCAATGAACTTTGGCTTGGTCCAAGAAGTCACGATTGAAGAAACAGCGACGATAAAAGAGCTCACTGGCCAATTTCAGCGGCCGGTGGCGATTGCCCGCGGAACCATCAAGACTTCAGGCAAAGCAAAAGTTGCCCGTATCTCCGGCTTGGCGTTCGCCAATCTCTTCTATGGAGTCACGCCATCGCCTGGCCAGCTCGCGACGTCGTTTGCTGAGGCGGGCGCTATTCCTGCTTCAACTCCCTTCAATTATACAGCGGCCAACGCCGCTACTTTCGTTGACGATGGAGGTGTCCTTTTCGCCGCGACTGGACTGCCGCTCACGAAGGTTGCCTCATCGCCCGCCGCTGGGCAATACTCCGTGACATCTGGGGTCTACAGTTTCAATTCGGCCGACGCGGGAAAGGCCATTCTCGTCAGCTATACTTACACCGTCGGCGGTTCGGGACAAAAGTTTACCGTGTCGAATCAGCTCCTCGGAGTGACTCCGACATTTCAAGCGCTGTTCTATACGACCTTTCAGGGGCAGGCCGTCTCGTTAAAGCTCAACAACTGCACGTCCAAAAAGCTCAGCTTCCAAACGAAGCTTGAGGATTTCACAATTCCGGAATTTGATTTCTCCTGCTTCGCGGATACAGCAGGAAACGTGATGACATGGTCGTTCGCAGAGGCCTCCTAAAATGCGCCCGCTGCCCCAAACAATTCACCTTGGCTCACATACGTGGGAAGTACGCCCTCTGACCTTGCGCCAAGTGCAAGAAATTGAGCCGGTTCTCATTGCGAACGCGAACGGTGGCAAGGGTAATATCAGTTCCGCGATAGCAATCCTGAGTATAGCTTTGCGCCGCGATTACCCAGATGCTGTTTCTTCTCTTGAAAATATAGAAGCAACGGCGGCGGAGGTCGGGCGCGCCATGGAGACTGTCCTGCGCCTTGGCGGATTTATAGATGCACGCGGAGTATCCGACCCGGGGGAAGCACTCGCGGGCGAGATTCCGCTGAACCCGCCCGCACCAGCTTCGATTTAATCTATGCCAGGCTCATGACGGCTTGCGGCTATACACCCAACCAAATAGACGAGATGACAATTCACGATATCAAGTCGCTCTTTTCATATTGGCGTGAATACCCGCCGCTCCATGAGATATTAACGATCGCTTTCGGCCTTGCCCAAAAGTCAGACCGGGCAGTTAGCAAAAACGAAAGTGATCCAAGCGGAATTGGAGGCCTCATCGCCCGCCACCCGGATGGATTCGTGCGCCTGCGCGAACCTTAGTGATTCTCTCGAAAGCTTCCCCATCTTCTGTTCTCGGCGTGGCGCGCCGGCCGATTTGTCCGCTTCGGCGGTGCCGTACACGCGTGACTTCGAAAAGGATTCGCAAAAGGATTCGCAAAAGTGGCAGACGAGGTCTCCATAAGGTTCACTGCCGATATATCGTCGTTGCAGGACGGAATGCGGCAGGCCGCAAGTGCCGTGCAAACGGCCTCAGCTGCGATACAGGGCGGGGCGGAGCAAATCAATTCTAACTTCGCTTCAATTCCGCAGGCCTACGCGAACACTGCGGCACAGAAGCTTGCTGTCGCCCAGAGCTCAAACGACTCAGCTGTCAACATCGCCCGTCAAAGTGAACTCACGCAATACAGCATCGCGCTCGCTGGTAGGGAGCAGCGCGAAGCCTTGGAAAAAGAGATTGCGCAGGCAAGGCAGGTTGGCCGGAAGCAGGAGCTTTCTGACGCCTCAGGGACCGAGAGACAGAAAGAAAGCTTCGGGCTCCGGCATCTTCAATTCATTCAAAGCACGCTGCAGCAAAGCACATCTGCATATGAAGCAGCTCAACGGCACATCGATGGCCTGGCCAGCCAATCCAGCTCAAGGAGGATCGAGATCGAGCGGGCTGGCAGCAATCAAATATGCAATGACTACAAGCGCAGCTTCCAGCAGATTGGATCCGGGTTCTCCTCAGCAATCATGGGAATGATTACGGGCCATATGAGGCTGCGAGACGCCGCTCAAAATGTGCTAACCCATTTGATTCAGATCTTCGTCCAGACGCGGACCAGAATGGTTGCCGATTGGCTGGCAGGCGTTGCCCAACAGACAGCGGGCACGCAAGCTGGGGAGGGCGCCAAAACCACAGCCGTACTCGCAGGGGTTTCGGCAAGGACCAGCGCGGAGTCTGCTGGCGCCCACGCATCTATGGCGGCAGTAATCCCCGGGATGCTCAGATCGATCGCTGCCTCTGCAGCAGAGACTTTTGCAGGCATTTTCGGTTTCCTTTCTCCAGTAATGGGTCCTGCCGCGGCGGGCCCTGCCGCAGCAGGTGAAGCCGCCGTGCTTTCGGCTGGAGCGGGACTTGCCTCCTTTGCAACGGGAGTCTGGGAACTGCCTCGGGATATGATTGCTCAAATTCACAAGGGCGAAATGATCGTACCCGCCGGTCCTGCAGCTGCACTTCGTACCATGCTAGGCTCTAGCGATGGCCCTGCCCGTGCTCTGCAGGTTCACCACTCTACTCATTTCAATGTGTCTGCAATTGATGCGCAGGG